CTACTCCCCGTCGTTCCGGGGCAAGGTCGAACCGATGAAGTTCTCCCTCCTCGTCCACGCGGGCTCTGACAACCCCACCAGCCGCCAAGCGCGTATCGCAGAAGCCGACGCGCTCGCCGCCATGAACCTGATCGACCGCCCTGCGGTCTTAGAACAGCACAACTTCCCGCACTGGCAGTCCATCGACCAACGCATGCAGCAAAAGGAGATGGCGATCGCCCAGGCCCAAGCCGCGGGCATGGCGGCGGGGCGCGGTGGCGGCGGCAAGTCCCAACCGCGTGGTCCGGGGACCGGGCATAGCCATTAAAGGAATGTGCTGATGGATCAGTGCCCTAAAGGACATCCGTTTACTCCCGACAACCTCGTCCTCCGTCGTAACGGTGGTCGGCGTTGTCGGATATGCAAGAACCAAGATGAGCGCAATCGTTACTGGGCGAAACGGGAGGCAGCAGGTAAGCAGCGTGTCAGAGTGACCAGAACGACGCTTGCCAACATTCTTGATCGTTGCTTGGTTGATGAGAACGGATGTTGGTTATGGCAAGGCTTTCGGAATGTGCGTGGGTATGGTCGTACCAAATGGCAGAATCGCAACTGGTTGGTACATCGGCTTGTCTATGAATTGATGGAAGCACCTGTACCCGACGACCTGTGCATCGACCACCTCTGTCGGGTGCATCACTGCGTCAACCCGGGTCACATGGAGATCGTCACCTCCAAGGAGAACACCCTTCGTGGTGAGACCATCCCAGCAGTCCATCTCGCCAAGACCCATTGTCATCGGGGCCATGAGTTCAACGAGGAGAACACTTATCTCTTCGGGCCAGAGATGAAATGGCGGCAATGTAAGGCATGCCACAAGTTAAATGTTCAAAGACAAGCGGCCTCACTGAGATGAGAGCGCGGCCCCCCTTCCTTCTCCTTCCCCAAGAGCGCTGGATGGACGCTGCCTACTGCAAGGGCTACGACCCCGACATCTTCTACCCCGAGGATGGGCACTACCTCTTGGCCCAACCGGCCAAGGAGATCTGCAACTTCTGCCCGGTACAGCTCGCCTGTCTCGACTACGCCCTCGAGCACCACATCGACGACGGCATCTGGGGCGGCACCACCCGCAACCAACGCCGGCGCATCCGCCGGGCCCGTGCCCGCCTGCGGCTTGAAAACGCTTCCTAGCCCCACTCACACTCGGCCCCTATGGCCGAATACACCGGGCCAGCAACCGACAACGAAGCCGAAGTCATCGCGTCCATGGACGGCCACAAGGTGCCCGACACCTACGCCATTGGCACCGACCCGCGCGACGACCGTCACGACACTTCGCTGAAGTTCGGCAACGCTCACCCCAAGCGCATCCACAACGATGTCTACGCTCGTTACTCCGATGTCGACGAGGGTGAGAGCGAACCCTGCTGATGGCGTTCAAGTCCCTCATCTTCAAGACCGGTAGTGGATCCCGTAGAGGTAAGCGTGGTCACGTCCGACGTTCTCCAAGGAGGAAGTAAATGGCTCGACGGCATCATGGCTTCAATCTTCCCGTACGAGGCAAGACCCACGGTTCGGGCATGAAGCGGGGCCGCCGTGGCGTCAACCCCAAGATGCACCGGGTCAAGAATCGAGGTGCCAACCGGTAAGTGTCTCCCTTCAAGTCCGAAGCCCAACGCGGTTACCTCTGGGCCAACGAACCGAGGATCGCAGAAGCTTGGTCGCATGGGAGGTCGTCGGTAACAGGCAAGAAGGAATCACCATCGCAACAAGGGAAGCCGAAGGGAGGTGGGAGCATGGCAAGACGAGGAAAGCGCCACGGCGGACGCCACGGCAAGCGGAAGTAACCGCTGAGGACTCCCACCACCAACTGGGTTAAGTCCAAGTCGTGGGCTCAGGTCGAGGCCCGAGATACCCCATCTCCCCCAACCCGGCCTGAGCCCATGATTAGGCCCTAACCGAAAGGATCGACATGGCACAACACGTCATCACCATCGTGGTCAGCGCCGATGACCCTGACTTCTCCAGTGCCGTCGAGGACGCGGTCAACGCCTTGAAGTCCGACGGCTACACCCCGACTGAGGTCCGGGTGGCCTCCGACCAAGGTGAGGCTGTCCTGCCTGTAACGGTGGAGACAGAGGAACCCCCACCCGAGGAGCCTCCCGCCGAGCCACCCCCAGACGAAGAACTACCCCCAGAAGAGGAGACAACCAATGCCTGACCAACGTGCCGCATCCAACTACTCCGGCAAGTCCGGCAAGACCAACGTCCAGATGCAGGGTCACACCAACAGTGGCAGCTACGGCTCTGACGTGAACATGAAGCGTCGGACACCGGCCCCGCCCTCCGACGAGCGCCCCTGACCCTCCATGGCGGCGTCGAAATCCTCCAGCAGCGACGCCCCGGCCACCTGGCGTGATGCGCTCTCCGCGGCATCACAGGCCCTGGCCGCCGGCCTCGCCGCGCCCGATGCCGACGTCAAGTTCGGCCTCGCGCTCATCGGCGCGCTCGCCACGCATCAAAAGCGACAGGTTTCGGGTCCCGGTGGGGCAGCCGGTCCCGTTGGGGCTCCCGGCGGGGGTGTGCCAGCTTCACCCCCAGCCGGTGGCCCTGATGAGGGCGGGGGGGCACCCCCTCCCGGTCTGGCACCAGCGGCTGGACCGGCCGGGGGGGGAGCCCCAAACTCGGCCATGCCCTCTCAGGCGGCCCCTGGAGGCCCCGTCCCCGGCGGAATGAGCCAAGGCCTTTCCCCCAACCCCGACGAGCTGCGGCGCGTCCTGGCCGACGTGGCCGGCAAGTAGATGGCAGAGCTCCCCGAATCCGACGAGCCGAGCGTCGATCCCGCCGTCTCGAGCGAAGACCTCGACGCCTGGCTCGCCGAGTTGAACCCTCCTGTCGACAACAAGGAGGAGGCCACCGATGACGAAAGCGAAGAGCCTGCACAGCAGGAACTCGAGCTCGAGGCCGAGGCACCCGAGCAACCCGACACGATCACCGTCGGCGACAACCAGTTCGCCCGGGCCGACATCGAGCGACTCTACGAATTCGACCGCTACCTACGCGACAACCCCGACGCCGCTGCTCGGGTGGCCGAGGCCGTCGCACCCCGAGCACCCGTCGAGTCCTCTGTTCCCCAAGCCCAGACCCCCACGCCCGCACCGCAGTACGAGGATCCGACACCACCGGACTACCTCGACCTGGACGACCCCACCGCCCGCTTCATGTGGGAGTCCCACAAGAGCACCCAACGCGCCATCTTCGACAACGAACAACGAGTGACCAACTGGGTCGCCCAACAGAACCAGGTCCAGCAGAACCAGCTCCAACGCCAGGCCGCGGCCGACATGGACGTCGCCCTCTCTGACTTCCGCTCCCGCTACCCCGCGCTCGACGACGGCGACATCGCGACCGTCCGCAACGCAGCCACCACGTTCATCCCCTCGATGATGGAACAACTCCCCCCGGTACAGGCCCTCACGCGTTCGATGGAGGTGGCCGCCTGGGCCGACGCCGACCTGCGCCCGCGCCTTGGTGGTGACTCCCCATCGGTACCCAGCCAAAAGGCGCGTTCGGTCACGCGCAAGCAACGACTCTCTTCGATATCAGGATCCCCCCGTTCTGCCCCAAAGACAGAAGACCGCGTCCAGTACTCCACTGACAAGGACATGGTGAACGCCCTTGCCAATGCGATTGCTGAACAAGGATTCAACGGCAACTAAAAGGAGCAGACATGGCGGTCACGCCAATCGGAACCAACACCGTCACCGCGCTCTCCCGGCGCCTCATCATGCCGCGCATCGTGGACAACGTGTACAACTCGAACCCCTTGTTCTTCCGTTGGTACCACGCCAACAAGTTCACCCAACAAGGTGGCACCCAGATCGAACAACCGCTCATGTACTCGCGCATGTCGGCCGGCGGTTCGTACCAGGGCTACCAACTCCTCACCGTCACCCCCACCGACTCCATCCAGAACGCGGCCTTCCCCTGGGCCCAGTACTACACCCCGGTCACCGTCGACGGTCTCACTCTGTTGCGCGCGGACAGTCCCCTCGCCATCGCGGACTTCGTCGCCACCCAGTTCAAGCAGGCCGAGATGGACATGGCCGACAACCTCGGTGGAGGCCTGTGGTCCGACGGCGCGAACGCCAACGACATCATCGGTATGCGCCAGGTCGTCGACAACGGCACCATCGCCAGCCAGTACGGGGCCATCGCCCACAGCGGCAACACCTGGTGGAACGCCCAGATCGACTCGACCACCACCACCATGACCCTGGTCGCCCTCCAGAACCTCTTCGGTTCGTGCACCCAAGGCGGCCGGGCCCCGACGGTCATCTTCTCGACCCAAGCCAACTACAACCGCTACTGGAACCTGAACCTCACCCCCCAGCAGTTCCCGGTCCAGCCGGGCGGCAAGGACATGCAGCTCGCCCAGGCGGGTTTCGAGAACCTGCTCTTCAACGGCGTCCCCTGGCTCGTCGACTCCCACATCCCCACCTCGGGGTCGGAGGGCAACATCTTTTTCATCAACGAGGACTACGCCCAGATCGTCACCGCCAGCCGGGCCGACTTCCACCTCCAGGACTTCATGACCCCGGTCAACCAGGACGCCATGACGGCCCTGCTCTTGTGGGCGGGCAACCTCGTCTTCGGCAACATCCAAAGACAAGGGAAATTCACGAGTATCGCGGCGTAGAAAGGACCTCCCATGCCAGTAGACCTACTCACAAACCCAGGCGCTCTCTTCGGTGAGACCTACACCGGTGGTGGTCAGGTCGTCGAGTACTACAACAACGGCGACACGGTACCCCTAGTCAACGGAACTCTCGTGTCCCTCATCGCCATCGTTGCCCCCTCCCTCGGCCCGGCCACCGTCAAGCGGTCCCCCACCACAGCAGACGGCTACATCCTCGGCTGTGTAGTCAACGCCCCGACCGGCGGCTACCCAGTCGGTTACCCCGTTGCGGTTGTCACCCGCGGCTTTGTCCTCGGCCTGTTCGCCGCTACCACGACCGCGGGTCACTTCGCCAATGTCGGAGCAACCACCGCGGGCACCTTCGTGGATTCAGCCACCGCGACCAACAACCTCACGATGGGCACCATTCTCTCCTCTGTCACCATCGCCGCGGGCACGGCTCTCGTGCCGATGTACCTCGGTCGAACGTAAAAAGGAGCCCCCCTTGACCACCATCCTGCCCCGCGCTTCCGAGGTCATACTGGACACCGGGCTCCAGTACTACGTAGAGAACCACTCCGACACCCGCCTGACCACCGGCGACAACAAGACCGACCTGCTCCGCTACAACCGCGTCGTCTACCGCTGCGAACCGGGCGAGAAGGTCATCGTGCCGTGGGCCGTGGTCGCCCTCTACTTCGGCGACCCGCGCTCAGCGATGGACAGGATCGTCGAAGCCGAAGACAGCCAGGGCACCCACCGGGTCCCCACCCGGGGCAACGAGCTGCTCCGCCTGTCGGTCTACTACGGCGTGTACGAACAAGGTGTCGAGGCCATCGCCGCGGTCGTCCCCAACGTCGTCATCACCACCCTCGCCGGCGTCGAGATCATCCCCCCCGTCTTCGACCCCGAGTGCGAGCACATGTACGGCTTCCAGCGGTCCTCGCAGAAGTCAGAAGACGTCGCCACCCTCATCTCCAGCCTGCAGGACCAGGTCGACGCGCTCAAGGCATCGCAGCACTCCATGGCCCTCCACGGTGACAACGACGGTGCCATCCCCGAGGACAACCCAGGAATTTAGAAGATCGCCCACGTCTCACACCGTGGGTACACACTCTGCCCTGCCTCTCCTTCCGACAGGGGGGCAGGGCAGAGTCATATACAGACCATGCGCAACGTCTCGACCTACTCCAACCTCACAATGGACGAACTGAAAGAAGAGCTCGTCACCGTCAGCGCCGTCCTCAGTGCCGAGTACGAGTCTCTCGGCATGGCACTCGCCGACTACCACCGCGACTTCCTCAACGACTACGCCAGTGCCCCCGAGTCCTCTGCCGCGGCCAAGAACCGGGTCGCCGCCTACGCCAACCAGGTCGCTGGGTCCGAGATCATCACCGTGCGTGCGCGCATCAATGCCCTTGTGCTGTGCCGAGACCTCTTGGTCTTCCTCGCGGGAGGGCAAGCCCCTCCGACACCCCCCCAGAACATGGCCACGATGGGGATGGATGATGACGGGTTACCGGTGGTCTGATGGCACAGCCCCCACCGAGGCAGCCCAAGCAATCTCCCCTCCAATGGGTGCATATCGACGACTTCTCGCCTGGCGGCTACGACGGCTCCAACATCGCATCGGAACACCCGACCCTCTCCACCGTTCCCCTCGGTGCCTGCAACATCGACACCACGTTTGCCTGTTCCTCGATCACCGGTGGGGCCCTCGGCCCGCTCCCCGCCATAACTTCTGGCCTCCCCTACTCCTCCCTCGGTGGCGTGCCCGGCGGCGCGTCCTACTCGGTCATGACAGGGTTCATCGTCGTACCGGGCCTCAACAACGCCAACCAGTACGAGATCGTCGCCGTCTTCGAGTCCGACAACGGCACCACGCATTACGTCAACGCGTACTCCTATGTTCCGGCCACCAACACGGCCACCGGCATCGCGGGCCCGACCCAGTCCTCACCGACGACCGGCGGCGGTGTCTTCGGGGCCCCCTACCCCGCCTTTACCCGCATGGGGGGGACCAACCCGCCCCCCTACCTCGTCTTCCCCGGCGCAGTAGCCACGGACGGCAATGGAGTCGGCGGCCACCTGTGGGTCTACCCCAACCCCTCGGCCCCGACCACGTTCGCCTGTTCTGACCTCAACTCGGGCACCCCCTCGGTCACGGGCCAGATGATCACCTACGGCAACCGCGTCATCACCATGGCGGGGCAGACCTATTCCTGGCCGACAGGCGGCGGGGTCAACACCAACGAGAACTTCAACTACACCGACCCGCCCGAATCCACTACCTTCGGCCACCAGCAAACCCTCATGGGCGTCGAGATCCCCTGGGGCTACGGGGCCTGGGGAACGATCTCGGTAGGAGAGCTCATCCTCGTCAAGAAGTACGGGGGAGCAGTGGTCCTCAACGGCGACATCAACGTCCCCTCCTCCATCATCCGCATGCCCGGTATCCAGTCCACCGGCGACTTCGTGGGACGGGCGGAGTCCACCTCCATCGGCCTGGTCTACTGCTCCCAGGATCGCGGGGCGTGGGTGTGGAACGGGGGCAACACGGCCAACAAGATCAGCGCCAACATCGACGACAACTTCTTCGACCTCGAGACAGGCCGCATCCAGTCCAACAACTATGGCTTCTACTGCTACCAGTGGCAGAAGTGGGTCATGTTCTCCAATAACATCGTCTATGACACCACGACCGGAGGCTGGTGGCAGCTCTATCCACGCGCCGGTACCAACATCGGTTCCCTCACCGGGCGCGAGATCTTCTGGTACTCCCTCGCCGTCAACGGTAACCAGATGGCGGTCGGCCCCCTACGCCTCGTCGGCACGGACAACTTCTACTCGGTCTTCGACAACCGCGTCCCATCCTCGACGTACCAGTGGCAGTCCCTCCCCATCCACGTCGTAAAGGACGCCGACCGCGTCATCGACATCCGCCAGATCGTCATCAGGGCCTCTGACCCCACCAACACCGGGTCAGCGACAGTCCGGGCCACCACCGGCTTCTTCCAGTCCACCTCGACCGAGACCATCGGCACGACTCCCACCACGATCCGGTTCAACGTGGGCACGGCGGCGGGGCAGCCCACCGACATCGTGATCGCACTGCTGGCGAACAACACGTCCCCCAACTCTGCCCCGATCATCCACTCATTGGACATCGGCTACACCGTTAGAGCGTCAGTAGGAGTGAACAACTGATGCCCAGAAACTTGTTTGTTCCCCGCAAGACCAACAACAAGGCCCACCAGCCCGACTACGGCACCGATATGCGGACCATCGAAGTCTGGGCTAACACTGTTCCGATAACACAGCTCGTAGCAGGCGCCAACATAACCCTCACTCCCTCTAACGGCCAGGGGTCCACCATCACCATTGCCGCATCGGGTGGGGGTGGCGGCGGGTACGCCTCCATATCCGGTCCCGGTTCGTCCAACCCGACCGGCACCCTTACCCAAGGTGGAGCCTGGATTGTCAACGGTAACCTCACCACCCACGGCACCTTCAACCTCAATGGCAGCACCATGTCCTCCACCGGCACCACGGTAACCATTGCCTCCAACCTCGTTGTCAACGGTGCCCTTAGTACCAACGGTTCGGGCAATATCTCCTTGGTAGGGCTGGACACCGTTCAGTTACAAGCCCGTCAGGTCGGATTCGAGCAGGTCAGTCTCCTACTATCCACTCCTGCCGGGGGTGTGGGTGCTGGTACGGGTGGCTCCATAACCCTAGAAACGACCGTACCCGGAGACACCGGTAGATCCACCATGCAGTTTTTTATGTTCAACGGCGGTGGTGTGCCGACGTTCAATGTCAACGCTCCCTCATTCTGTTTTTCTTCCAACGGTCATATTTACTTCAACTTCAGCGGAACTGGCTGGACTCTCGTTGCTTAGGTAGGCATCCATGACACAGACCCTCTCCGTCGCCCTCTCTTCCGTCCGCTCCCTCCTCGACGAGCCCTCTGCCCAGTTCTGGTCCGACGCAGAGCTCACCACCTGGATCAACTCGGGCTGTGTGGACCTCGCCCGCAAAGTGGAATGGAAGCGCGCCCAGGCCAACCTCACCGTCACCGCGGGAACGCAGAACTACACCGCTCCCGTCGACACGTACCGCATCCACCGTCTCGAGTACAAACCCACCGCCTCTGATAACACCTACACCGTCGAGTTCCGCGGTTACATGGAGATGGACCAGATCTGGGGGATCAACCAACAGTGGCCGGCTTCGTACCCCCTCTACTACACGCTGTGGAAGGTTCCCCCGACGATGACCATCTTGGTCTACCCGGTCCCCTCCCAGGCCGGTGCCCTGACCGTGTACTACTACCAACAGATCACCCCGGCGGTGAACACCACCGACCCGATCGACGTTCTGTCCGGTTGGGAGGACGTGGTCCACGACTACGCGTGTTACCGCGCTCTGCGCAAGGACGCCGACCCGCGCTGGCAGGAGTTCAAGACCACCTACGACGAGAAGGTCATCGTCATGGTGGACAGCACGCGAACGTTCCAAGACCAGGCGGGTACCTTCACCACCGGCCAGGCCGCGCTGCCATCGTGGCTCGTCAGTGACGGGTTGTACTGAGAGGAGAAGGTAGATGCCCTACAGCGCAGGCACCGGAGCGGGCGGGAACACCGGTTCTGTCCAGTCCATCGGAAGGACCGCGGGCAACCAGCCGGCCTCGGGTACCGAAGATCTCATTCGCCAGGCTCTCGAATCGGTCTACCCCCAGCTCGCCTCGGGGTATCTCAGCGAACAGGGCCTGCAACAACAGATCGGCCTCATCGACCCCTCGCTGCAATCCCAGCTCGCCTACAACCAGGCCATGTCGGGGTACCAGGGTCAGAATCTCCAATTGTCCGAACAGGGCCTCGGCATCCAACAACAAGCCCTCGGACAACAAGGTGCCCAGGCCCGAGCACAACAAGGCTTCGAACAACAGCAGTACGGACTCCAAGCGGGCCAGTACCCCGAACAACAGGCAGAGGCAGCACTGGCCTATCAGAACGCGCTCATGCAGACACAGGGCTCCCAAGCCATTGGCGGCACGCAGAACACCGTTGGTGGCCGGGCAGCAGTCAACACACTCGGACAGCAGTACGGCTTCCAACAACAGGACATCGCCCGCAACCAGGCCCTGTCCCAACTAGGACAACAGGCCGAGCAGTCGGGCTACGGGTACTCCCAACAACAACTCGCCAACGCCCGGCAGAACCTCGCCCTCAACGCGCAGGCCAACGGGATCTCCCAACAGCAACTGCTCACCATGCTCAACTACGGACAGCAGCAGGCGGGATTGGGAGCCCAGCAGTCGGCCATCTCGCTGTACGGACAGCTCGGACAGGCACAACTGGGCAACTTCGCCAACGCCGCGGGCGCGCTCTCCAACATCGGGTTCAGAGGCGCGGGCGTGAACACCATCGCCGGAACGGGAGGATAAGAAGATGGCACAGGGACTCAAAGGCATACTCGAAGATGTCGGTCGGTTCACCATGGGTGGTGGACTCGCGGGTCAGGCCGCCCGGTCCAAGACCGGACGCAAGGCCGCCCGGGCCACTCTCAAATGGGGCGAAGAGGGCGGGCTCGCCAAGAATGTCTACGACGTAGTTCGTGATGTACCGGGAGCGGCGAAGACGGTCTGGGAGGGTACGAGCGGTCCCAAGGGCGGCCCGACCGACCAGATGTCCAAGTGGCTCGACCAGGCCTCCAAAGCCAAGGCCCAACTCCCCCAAGGCCCGACCGAGGCCCAGGACATCCACAAGGCCCTGTCCACCTACATGGATGCCATGTCCTCCCTCGGTCCCGAGTACGGCAAGGAGATGGAACACCTGAAGCCCTACCTCAACCCCGGCGCCCAAACGTTCCAAGGATTGTTGAACACCGCCGCCCTCCAGGCCTCTCCCACGGGCAACACAGCCGTGAGCGCAGCGGGCCAAGCCCTCGCCAACGCCACCGCCCAAGAACCCACTCCGGGCTTCGGCCACGCCGCCCAGATGATGAAGCAATACGAGCAGTCCCTGCCGGCCCAAGGACCTCTCCAAGCCGCCCTCGCCTACCAGAAGTCGCTGCAGACCTACGGAGGCATGCAGCCCTCCACGGCAGGCTGGTCACCCGCCGAGAAGGCGGCGTACCAGTCCATCACCGGCACCCCCCTCACCCCGGCCGGCGGGGGCATCAACACCACCCCCCAGTCCGCGGCGGCCCAGGGCAACGCCAACGCCATCCTCTCCCTCTCGGGCCTGACCGGCAGCGGCTCCGCCGCCTCGGCCACCGGAGGATAGATGGCGACCAAGCTCGAGACCCAGACCTTCGTCTCCAACTGGAACAAGACGGTCAACTGGGCCAAGCAGAACAAGATCCCCCAGGCGGCGTACTACCCCGTCTACCAACAAGATGCCCAGCGTCTCGTCACCGGGGGCACCCAGATGGGCGAGTCAGAGCGCATCCACGCGATCCTCGCCTCGGCCAACCCCAACAACGTCACCGCGCTGCCCACCGACGTCCCCCAGCACGGCATCGGCGGGTTCTTCCACAACCTCGAGCACGATGCGGCCAACATCTTCACCGGCCTCCAGCCCACCCACCTGGTCAACTCGATCTACCACAGTGCCCTCAACTCCTTCGAGCACCCCAACTGGCTGCTCGACCCGACCAAGAACACCCTCGCCCAACTCATCCCGGGTGTCTCGCTCGTCGGTGAGTACGAAGAGGGCGGCATGTCCAATGTCTTCGCCCACCCCCTCATCACCGCCCTCAACGTGCTCGGCCTCGCGTCGGCGGGCACCGCCCTCATCGGGCGTACCGCCGCGGCGGAGGCCATCACGTCTGCCCTCAAGCTCCCAGAGGGCACCCAGATCGGCGGACGGGCCGGCATGGGGCCCATCTCCTTGGGCGCCAAGGCCCTCGCCAACATCCCGACTGCCAAGACCGGCTTCGCCAAGGACCTGACCGGGGCGACCACCTTCGGCAAGCTGACCGTCGGCAACCGCCTCTCCAACTGGACCAACACCAAGGGAGTCGGGCGCGACCTCGCCGACATCAACAAGGAAGTCGACCAGTCCAACCAGGCCGGCAACGCTCGCTTCGCCGCCTCGATGCGCGGTGTCGCCGACGCCAACGCGGCGCTGCGCGACCAGACCGTCCCCATCACCACCGACGCCGAGGCCAAGCTCTACAACGCCGAGCCCGGTACCACGCTGTCGGCCTCCCACGCGGCCTACAACCTCGTGACGATGTCGGGGCAGTCGTGGGCCGCCCTCGCCGCCAACGCCCTCGTCCCGGCCTACATGAAGCCCTTGATCGCCTCGTACCAGTCCGCCATCGAGTCCCTCACCACCATGGCGGTCGACAAGGGCGAGCTGACCAAACTGCGCCTTCCCGACGGCACGGTCCAGGCGTACCACCCCGCCGAGGCCGCGATCCTCACGCGCGCCCGTGACAAGTGGTACGCGGCCGAGGAGAAGGCAGCGCGCGCCGGTGACCCCGTAACCGCGGTCACCGCGAACATTCAACGCGTCGACGCCGCAGCCGCTCCCCTCCTCAGCACCACTCTCTCTGCCGCCACGCGTGTCAAGGCCGTGGTCACGCGTCCGCTCTCCCAAGAGCTGCGCACCACCCTCACCCCCACCTCCAAAGCCGACCAGGCCTGGCACGACCTCGGCCTCAATCACGACACCGTCTCTTCGTTGTTGTCGGTACCCAAGGCCACCATCACCCAGGGCCGCCTCGTCGCCAAGATCTTCAACCACGGGGGCCTGCTCGACCAGATCGACGCCGCCTACAAGAAAGAGGACTTCCCCCTCCTGCGTACCCTCACCCGTCAATTCTCCTCGGCCATGCACAACAAGGCCTTCACCCGGGTCATGGGCCGCGACACCGCCCTGCCCGTCAGTGTGGCCCGTGACCCCAAGGGCAACCTTCTCTTGGGCAATCCGGTCTTCAACCAGATGCGAGCGGCGGCCGACAACCTCTACGCCTACGCCAAGACACGAGCGAAGGACGAGAAACGCCTCGAATCCACCCTCACCCCCCGGGTAAAACGGGCGCAGCTGGCTTCGGAGAAACTCCTGAAGGAGTACGAGGACACGGTGTGGAAGCACCCGGCTCCGGTGTGGCAGCCCCTCTACGTGCGCCTGATGAACAAGTACATCGCAGAGGACGAGAAGGGCGCCCTCCTCGTCAACGCCGCCCTCAGTCACGCAGAGCAGAACGAGAAGCTGAACCAGGCCACCCTGACCCAAATCCGCGCCGATCCGGCCAAGGTCGTCGAAGCGATCCGCACCTACATGCGCGCCAGCCACACCTCACCCTTCGGCACCGAACTCGATGCCGGCATCGTCGCCCACATGCAGAACCGGGTCCTGAACGACATCTCGTCGTTGCGCGCCAAGGGCTTCGTCCCCCATTACGTCCCCAACTTCTCGTCGCGCGACTCGATGGGGGCCTACGACCCCGCCGAGGCCTCCTACACCATCAGCATCAACCCCACCCATTACTCGACCCCCAACGCCGCCCACCGCCGTCTCCTCGAGATGTCCAACACCATCTACGACATCCACGCCGGCATGAACCTGGGCATGAAGCAACGCGTCATGTCCGACGGCGCCCAGGAGCTCATCGACAATTTCCTCATCCCGCGCTTCGGCCACAAACAGTCCGACCTCGTCCCCACGATCGAACGCGAGAACCCCGGCCTCCTCCTGCGCCCCGGCGGCACCTCAGAAGCCGCCCTCGCCCACTACCTCGAGGACACCCTCGACTACGGACGCTTCGACCCGGCCACCTACGGTCTCACCACCAGCCGCCACCTCACCGGGGGCGACACCATCTGGATGCCCAAACCCATCCTGCGCGGTTTAGAGGACACGATGAAGCAGACCGGCTGGAAGGGCTTGGACCCCAGCGGCATCGTCTCGACCACCACCAAGGTCTTCAGAGAGTCGATCCTGGGCTACTCGCCGCGCTTCGTCGCCCACATCGGTTTCGGTGGGGCCTTCCTCATGGCACTGCGCGAGCCCATGTCCTTCGCCTTCATCCCCAAGGCCACCCGCATGCTGAAGGACCCCGAGTTCCGCGCCGCCATCCACACCCGCTCCACCCAGATCGGGGCGGCGGACCCGATTTCGTGGGGTGTGCGCGAATGGCATCACGAGACCGGGGCGACCATGGGCCGGTTCTGGATCCAAGAGAAGATGGACCACCTTGGCCTCGACCCCTCCAAGGTCACCTCTTGGCTGCAGGTCATCCCCCAGCTCACCTTCAAGCTGACCAACTACCTGACCGACCTCCAACGCGCCGCCGTCACCCTCAACGGCATCGGAAGAGCAGAGCGTCGCGGTCTCACCGATGAGCGCGCCCTCGAAGAAGGCACCAAGGCGGCCAACAAGGTCATGGGCGACCTCGCCCACTCCACCCCCCTCGAGCGCAACCTGCTCATGACGATCATGCCGTTCTACGGCTGGACCAAGCACGTCCTCAGCTACGTTGCCTCCTACCCCGTCGACCACCCCTACCGCGCCGTCTTCTTGGCCTACCTCGCCAACCTCAACTCAGACTCGGTCTCCAAAGGCCTCTACACGCGCATCCAGAACCTCTTCTTCCTCGGTCAACCCGACCAGGCCGGCAACGTGTCGGCCACCGACGTGCGCTTCCTCAACCCGCTCCGAGACGTCGCCAACGACGCCACGCTGGGCGGGGTCATCTCGATGCTCAACCCGGCCATCAGCGCCCCCTTCGCCATGGTCAACCCCTCGGTCGTCTTCGGTTCCAACACCCTCTACCCCAACCTCACCTACAACCACCTCTACGGCACCGAAGAAGGGGCCCCCGCCGGGTCCCCCCTTACCGCGGCCGAGCAGTTCGTCCCCGAGCTCACCGCGCTCGACGCCTCCCTCGGTCTCTCGGCCCGGTACCGCACCATGCGCCGGGACAACCCCGCCGCGTTCGCCAGGACGATCTTCGGCGCCCTCAACATCCCCTTCGCCAACGTCGAGCACCTCAACCTGCGCCAGATCGCCGCCAAGCAGGAGATGGACCGCTACAACCAGGCCAAGGCCGACGCGCTGACTGTCGCCAAGACCGGCGACACCTCGGTCCTCGCTGGCTACCCCGCCAACGCGCAGCTCCCCGACCCGCTCAACAACCTCTATAACGTCACGCCGGCGTACCTCGCCGCCATGTCGGCCCAATCGGAGGCCCGGACTGGGCTCCCCTTCGCTGCCACCACGCAGTCCCCGCACAACCCGCCGGGAATCTGAATCGGTGACCACGCGCCAGGAGATGACTGAGCCGCAACGTTGGCCTCCCCCCGACGTCCCCCACCACTTGACCGTGCGTCCTCCCGCGGGCACCCGTGTCCTCATCACCCGTCTCATGTACAAGGTGAACCAGGTCTCCGAACCCAATTACGTCGTGGCGGGGGTGCTCGGCATGCCACCGGTGCAGCTCTCCCTCTACATGCGTGGCCGCGAACCCATCAGGTCCCAGCATCTCGAGAAGATGTGCCGCGTGTTCGGCTGCGAGCCCGAGGACGTGATGGGGTGGGTCGAGGTCGATATCGCCGAGGTCCGCTGAGGCCGGGAGAACAGAACCGACCCCCGATGGTTACTGAGTGTCTGGGAGTGGGGGCAGGCTCGAGGGCGGCAGGTTGCCGGTCAGGAAGTCGACCAGCTTCTGCTTCACTTCTTCGCGGTTGGGTGGTTCGGGAATGACGATGGGGTGCTCGGGGAGCTCGATGTCACCCCAGATCCCGGTGGGTGGTTGGGGGATGGGGATGTAGATCGGGTGCTCGGGGGAGAGGCCACTGTCAGGCGGTGGGGGCACCGGGATGTAGATCGGGTGCTCGGGACCCGGTTGTGGGCCTGGCAAGCCTTGGTCGGGGTGCTCGACGTCGCCCCAGATCTCGAGGGGCGGGGTGGGGTAGTAGATGGGCGGGGTCGGGGTGGGGAGTGGTGCGCCGCCCCAGATGCCCTCTGGCGGGGTCGGGGTGGGCAGATAGATCGGGTGCTCGGGGTGAGCGTCAGTGGGCGGGGTGGCGTCGGGAACGAGGGCCTCGACGACGACGTGCTGCTTGCGCATTTACTTTTCCTTTCCGTTTCCGTTTTCGGGGAGGTTGGTCACGATGATCGCGATGCCGCCCAGGATGCCGACGACCGCGAGCAGGTCGGTGTCGAGTAGATCATTGCGAACCCAGACGGCGAGGGCAATGCCGAAGGCGAAGAAACCACAGGCGGCGAGGATGAGGCGGCGTTTGATCCTCCAGGGCATGGCGTCATTCTTTGTTTCTCATGCCGAGGTACGTGGCGACCGCGCCGACCATGGCACCGAGCACAGTGGCGAGGAGGGTGGACTCGGCCTCTGAGATGTGCCCGGCAACCTGGTGATCGGCTTCTGAGTAGGCCAGGATGACGATGGCGACCGCGGCCCCGAGAGCGAGGACGAGGGCAGCAATGGCACGCCAGTCAGGCACACTGTCACACCCGGTCAGGCTTGCCGTAGAACTGTGCTGAACCGTAGGAGTAGAGGTCACCGCCACTAGAGAGCAGCCAGTAACCGTCCTTGGCGCACGCGGTGATACCGACGATGGTGCGGCCCGCGGGAAGGTCGGACTTGCCGCTGGTGCCCTTGTTGGGGCCACCCTTGTAGACGGCGTCACCGAAGGCGTAGACCGCGCCGTCGTAGGTGGCCGTGAAGTAGCCCTTGCCCGTGGGGGTGGTGGTGATCATTGTCTTGCCTTTGGTCGAGGGGGTGGGGGTGGGGGACTGGCCTTGTGCTTGTGCGATGACCTGATCCATTGGGAACGATGGGCCAGGGTCCCAATGCCCGCCGCCCATAGAGCCGAGATCAACGTGGCCGCAGATGCCCGCGCTACCACCTTGAGCCTGTTGTGCTGTCAGACGGCGAATGGGGATGTTGAAGTAGGCGCACTCTTCTGCGATCCACTGGGCGCAGTTCGAGAGCATGACGGGGTGGGCGTTCCATTGGGTGGTCGTCCAGGAGGCGAACCCACAAAGTTCCACCGAGACCGTGTATGGATTCGCATTGGCCTGGGTCCAGGCCTTCATCGCCCGGTCGACGTAAATCCCGATTTCATTCGGAGTGTCGTCGATCCCGGCATGCGAGCTGACGCCCGATGACGGATTCTGAAAGTAGGCACCGAGCGATTGGTACGTCAAAGCGCCCTCCGCAGTATGCGTACACACAAGACGAACCTTGGTCCCGGCCCTCGACGAGTAGTTCGGCGAAGCGATCCCCACTCTTTTCAGCGCCATGGCCGAACCTTTTTATAAAATAGGCGCCCCGGCGCGGTGTGGCCCGGGACATTGGCCGACACCACATGGAGGTGACGACGATGGGTAAGGTTATTTGCTCGGTCGAGATATGCGACAAGCCGGTACGTTGTCGTGGATTTTGCAATGGGCACTATGCGCGATGGCTTAAGACTGGAGATCCCGGCACCACACCGTTGAAGCGGTACGACCCTGGACGGGGTTGCTCGGTCGAGGGCTGCGAGCGCCCGCACAAGTACGGAGGGATGTGCGACATGCACGCCGCTCGTCAGAAGCTGGGGATTCCGCTCAACCGGCCACCTCTCATCTTCGGAGACGACGCACGGCGCTTCGAGTCCTACTGTCAGCCGGGCACCGTACCCGAATGCCTTCCCTGGCTCGGACCATGCATCGACTGGCTCGGCAGCCGGGATCGAAAAGGCTACGGGCGGTTCAGCGCCGAAGGCGCGCCGGTGCTTGCACACCGTTACGTCTATGAGTCGCGGCTCGGGCCGATTCCCAACGACCTGACCCTTGACCATCTCTGCATGAATACCCGGTGTGTGAACGTGTGGCATCTACAGGTCCTGTCGCTCGGTGAGAATATCCGCCGAGAGAACCAACGTCGCGAGTAGTGCCGGCAGCTCGACCTTCTCCTCAGGGCTCATCGTTCTGGCTTCCGAGGTTCTGGGATTGGTGGGTGCGAAGGTTCCTCGTCGGGTTCTGGGGTTGGCTCGGGCCAGGGATCAGACAACGTTGTCATGGTGTCTCCCATAGGCGTAGGTGACCCCACCCGCTCCAATGGTGAGGCCGGTCAACAGGTCCACGAAGAACGACAGCAACGAGGCCATGAGCCAGGTGTACCACCACACCGAGAACAGTTGTTGGCTGTCGGTGGCCGACGCGATGATGCCGAATGTTATGAGGACGATGGCACCGATGAGGAAGAGTCGCATCAGATGATCCTTTTAACTTTTAACTATGGTAGAAAGTGCCACTCATTATCACCCACGGATCAGAGACACCCCAAGTAAGTGCCCAATGATTAGAGGCTGCCACAGCGTCTGCTTGCACTCCACCAACATAAAAAGTATCGGCTTCTGTAGTTGTGCCTGCTTGCAAGGCTCGTACCCCAATGGCAAGTGGGGACGTACCCATAAATGAATAACTTGGGCTTATGGAGTTAGCACCTTGTATCGTGAGAAACGACCATGACAACTGATCCGTGTTGCTTGGTTGCGATGCCCCGAAGCCAGGGGAATATGTCGAACCTGTTCCGGCCGCGTTGTTAATGTCTCCCCATCCGAGGTCTTTGCCCAATACCGAACCACTGGACACTCGGAATGTGTCGCAAGCAATGGCGTGTCCTGTTACAGTAGTCGATCCATTTTGAGTAACCGTTATGGTTATACCACTACCACTATTGAAATCAGCCGAAGTGGCGATCTTCCACCAACCGGAATAGGCCCAACTGGCAAAGGAACCCCATGGTCTTATTGTGTTCCAACCGCTAGATCCGGTATCACTTATTGTAACAGTCGATGGTGTTCCTACTATGAAAATAGACCATCCTACAATCATGAGGTCACCAACAGCGGGAATGACTGTGGATGTAGAAATGGGGGAAGTGGTGTTCGTCCAGGTGATAGACGATGCGGTAGGTATACGGGACCATTTGGTCAGGGGCGGCGGCGGGATGGCGATGGTCGCGTAGTAGGCGTCGAGGATGCTGGTCATTGTTAGGCCACGTCCCCCGATAGACGCCAGGTGTCGGTTGCTGACTTGATGATCGAGATGGTGGAGTATTGGGCGCGGGTGCCCGTGGTGCCAGAGACGAACCCACCCGACACTGAGCTGGTTACCGTGACGCCACCGGCCGCGGCGAGTTGGATCTTGCCTGTGCCTGTCTGGACGAAGGTGAGGACGGTTCCGATAGGGAAGGCAACTGTTGCATTGATGGGGATTGTGATCGTGGCCGCGGCTGCGTTGGAACATTGCTGGGCCGTGTTCGCGTCGGCCAGGGCGAGGGTGTAGGCGTTGGCGGTGAAGGTTGTTGTGGCGACCGAGACTGTCCCGACTGGGCCTTGAGGTCCGGTTGCTCCGGTGTTACCCGTTGCTCCCTGTGGTCCGGTCGCGCCGGTGGTTCCGATGGGGCCTTGGGCACCCGCTGGTCCCTGTGGTCCGGTTGGTCCCGCGGGGCCGGTAGCTCCGGTGGTCCCGGTGCCGTTGGTGCCGTTGGTGCCGTTGAGGCCCGCTGGGCCTTGGGGACCTGTGGCGCCTGTTGCACCTGTTGGTCCGGGGGGGCCTTGTGGACCGGCTGGGCCGACGATGCCGCCGCCACTGATGGAGAAGTTGGTGATGGCGACTTCGAGAGCCTCGTAGAGTTCGCCTATGCCACAGGATGGGGGAAGTGGCGCACCGAAGGCGACGACGAGGGCACGGAGAATGTCGGCGGGGGCGAGGGACTGGGTTGCCACGTTAGAAGGGCTTGCCGAAGCCGGATTGAACCAATGACCTACCCAAAGTATTCGTGTTGCCTAGACGGGCAACGGTAGGGGCGGTTGGGGTTGCGATGTTGTTGAAGTGGGCTTGGATTTCAGAGAGGGGGAGAGCACGTTGGTAGAGGGAGACTTGGGAGAGGTTGCCGTTGAAGAAGCCGTTGAAAGAGGTTCCAGCGAAGCCTACTTGGAGGCGCTGTCCGGCATTGGCACCGGGCGATCCCGTAATGGTGGTCTGACTAGCAAGTCTCCCGTCACGATACAAGAGAAGAAGCCCCGTCCCCGCTGGCCCACCGTCATAGGCATAAACGTAATGGTGCCATTGTCCGTTATTGGAAGGTGTCGGATCAGTAACAAGGACAGCAGTTGCTGCAAGTGCACCTATTACGTTACCGCCCACACTTACACGAATGGATATAGCCCCGCCAGCACCCGTACCGACAGTAGGAGTAGAGGAACTGTTCATAACACCAAGAGAGGCCAATGTGTTATTGACCCACCACTCCAAAGAGAAGGCTGACTGGGAGTTGACGTAGATGGCGGCTGGGACGTACATGAACCCTGTTGTCCCGTCGAAGTGCATCGCGTTGCCCGTTGTCCACGGGTCAGGTGTGGTTGTGACGCCACCGACCACTGTTCCCGTGTTAGCCGCGACGAGTTCTCGGGCTGTTGTCGGGGGGGAGTCGTCCAGTGGGTAGAGGGCCAATGGGGACGAGGCCAGAACCGCCGACTGGTACGACGATGCCGACACTTATTGACGGCCCAATAGGACACTGACGATCGGTACGCCGGTGGAAAACGCGTAGGGGATATCCCCGTACACGTTCATGGTCATGGCCTGGCCGGGGTTGAGCGATTGGCCGCGGGTTGCTGATACGTCGGGGCCACCGATCCACACCACGGCGGTGGCGTCCTCGTTCTTCACTTGGACCGGGAGCAGGTCGGTGACGGTACCGGCGATGTTCTTGAAGGTGGTGCCCGTACCGCTGCCCAAGACGAGGAGGGGGGTTGGGGTCGAGGCGACAAGGGTGATCTGCCGGGCGGAGAGGGCCATCGGGGCCTCCTGTTCGCGGGTCTTAGGAAGGCTCGGGGTCCGAGGATGACACCGCGGGGCGAAGCGTTCCAGCCGCACGGGGGGTGGGGCTGAAAGGGCCGAACGCTCGGCATCCAACAGTGCCCGAGGGCCTAGTTGTCGCTCCCTTCGGCACAGTTGAGCTTGAATCGTGCTTCCGCCGAGTTCCATTCGTAGCAGCACTCGAGTTCGATGGGCTGGCCGAGCCGCCGCTCAGCTTCCTCTGCCAAGAGCGCGCTCTTCTCTTCGGGAGTGAGTTCCAACAGCTTTGGCTCAACGGAAAGAAGCCGGGTCTGTTGATGACAGTAGGGACAAAGGCGGTAGTGGAGAATCGCATCCGCAAGAGCGATCATTGCCGCTGTCTCGGATTCGCCGACACCCCAAAGGCGCCACGGCTCGATCCGCACCACCGACGACGACGGCCCCCAGAGTGCTTGAGCAATCCAGATCGGACTCGGGTCGATACCGTCATCGAGGTATCGCACGATCAAGTCCGTCGCAGCGAGCTCGTCAATGAGCAGCCGTTCGGTTGCAAGAAACTTCGAATCAATGCTTTCGGGCTCAGTCATCCCACTATCCCCTCGGCTGTCCATCTGCCCAGTGCCCACTCACCTACATCCGGTGATGCGCGCTCCGGGGTAGGTGATGTGCTACATGAATGTGGTCTCGCGCACCCCCCATTTGGAGGCTATCAGGGGAGCCGAACGTGGAGCCATCGATGGAGCCAATCCGTGGGTTTCACAGGGGTTCTGGGGGGTTCAGATGGAGCCGTTTTGCGCTCGTAGAACCTGGTAGATGGAGCCTTCAGCACCTTGCCAAGGTGAGGGTCGCGGGTTCGAATCCCGTCTTCCGCTCCAGGTCAGAGGGCAAAAATGCCATGGAGCCAAAGTCCATGGAGCCAAACCTGGAGGCCTTGGAGCCAAAACCCGGTGTACTATGGCGGTGCTAGACGTGCTCTAGCAGGGGAAAAGGGGACCGATGAACGACGACGAACCACGCCCGGACATCCGGGTCCTGCGATCCGAGATCGAAACCCTGCGTCTCGAAATGCGCGCCGGGTTCGCTGAGATGCGCGCCGGGTTCGCTGAGGTCCGTCTGACCTTCGTGGAACTACGCACCGAGCTGCACGACCTCGGCACCGCCATGACCGATCTGTGGACCGAGCACCTCGGGCACTCGCATCCCGAGGACGCGTCGTGAATACGGCTCTGATCGCGATGCTGGGCGTGGCTCTCGTCGGGCTGCTCGGCATCGTGCAGTTCCATCTGGCTCGTTGGAATAAGCAGCTCGACCGGCTCACCGACGAGATCAGCGAGCTCACGGACGAGGCCGCCCGCATCGCCGACACCCAGTAGTTGGAGGATCGGGGGAATGGCGAACTGGGACGAGAAGCGCGGTTGCTTTCGCATCGTGATCGACGTGTCGCGGCCCGGCGAGCGACGCCGACGCAAGTACCGCGACGTCCAGGTGGCGAACACCCGGGCCGGCAAGAAGGCGGCCGAGCTGGCCGAGGCCGAGCTGCGCGTCGAACTGGCCCGAGAAGCCGAAGCGGCATGGCCCGGAGGTGCGGCCAAGACCCTCACCTTCGGTTCCTACGCCGCGGACTGGATCGAACGCAAGAAGGGGACTTGGTCGGTCAAGACGGTCAAGGAGACCCGCTACGCCCTGCGCTGTTACATCCTGCCCGCGCTCGGCAGTACCGCCTTGGACCAGATCAGCCCAGCGCAGATCGAGCGGCTCTACGCCGAGTGGGCCTCGGCCGGTCGAGCCGCTTCGGCGCGGCGGCGCTGGCACGGCATGATCCGGACGATCTTCGCCGACGCCGAGCGTCTCGGCGAGCTCCGCCGCCCCAACCCGATGCTTCGGGTTGCTCCTGCGGGCGGGCGAGCGCCTGAGCGGCGTATCCCCACCCCAGTCGAGGTGCGCGAGATCATCGACGCGGTCCGCAGCCCACTGGCCGTCACCTTCTTCGAGCTCGCCGCCGCTAGCGCGGCCCGCCGCGGCTCGCTCGTCGCCCTGCGCTGGCGCGACGTGGATCTGGCCGTGGGCCGGGTCTCCTTCATCGAGGCCGCCACCGAGGGTGAGGATGGCCTCGTCGTGCTCAAGGAGAACAAGGGGGGTCGGGTCTATGCCGTGGGCATAGCGGGGCGCGCTCTCGAGGCCTTACGCCAGGAGCATCGCCGGGCCGCGGAGACAGTGCTCGCCCTCGGTTCTTCGGGGGGTTTGGACAACCTGTTCGTCTTTTCCGAGGACGCGGGGGTGAGCCATTTGAACGTGAGCTGGCCGAGCCACCAGTGGCACGCCGCGTGCACACGGGCTGGCGTGAGCGACGTCCGGCTCCACGATCTGCGCCATTTTGCCGCCAGCCGCATGCTCGCGGCCGGGATTCCCACTCGCAACGTGGCCGATCGTCTCGGATGCACCGAGGGCAATGTGATCCGCACCTATTCCCACCGCGTGCCGAGTCCCGAAGACGCCAGGGCCACCGAGGTCATGGCGTCCGTGCTCAGCTAGAAAAACATGGCTGTCCTATTGATGTTCTAGCGTCAAAAGGTTTATGCCTATAAGCCAGGGAAGGGAGGCCCAGGGAGCATCCCTCAGCACCGGATGTAGGTGATGCGCATGGGCTTCGATCGGCTGAGCAAAACCGAGCGCAAGGCAATGGGTCGACGGCTCAAAGCCGCACGTTACCTGGCCGACAAGACGGTCAGGGGGACCGCCGAGGAGATGGGCGTGAAGCCCGCGAGCATCACCCAGTGGGAGTCGGGCACGGTGCCTGTGCCCGAGAGCCGAGCCCGGCTGGCCAGCCTCTACGGGGTCAGCGAGGAGATCCTGTTCGCCGAGGTCCTGGCCCACGAGGCTGAGGCCCGCAAGCTCCTCAGCGCGTGAGCGACCCTCTGCTCGACGCCATCGAGCAGATCCTCAGGAATGCCTTGACCGACATCCTGCCCGGCGTCATCGACCGCCTCGTCGAAGTCGGCGGTCCCCGCGCCTACTCGGTAACGAACGTGGCCGAGCGCATCGCGGTTTCCGAAAGCACAGTGCGCAGACACATCAAAGCAGGCCATCTTCAGACCGTTCCGCATCTGAGTCCAGAACGCGTCTCGGCCGCCGCGCTTGAGGAGTTCTTGGCCGGGCCCGACGAGTTGCGAAGCCGGCGGGCGTCGTGACTACATCGACTCAGCGCCCAGACAAGTGAGCGTCGAGCCGCGCTTCGGCCGTTGGGGCCGTTACCTGGTCCGCCAGGACAACGGATCCGACGAGCTGTACATGCGGGCCACCACGCTCGCCAAGACCTGTGAGGACGAGTACGGGCTCGGCCGCTGGCGCGAACGCATGGTCGCTCTTGGCCTGGCGCACCGGCCCGACTACCTGGCCAAGGTGGCCGCCTGTCGCGACGACGAGAAGGACAAGCTCGACGAACTGGTCGAAGAGGCCAAGGAGGCCGCGGCCGCCTCTGTCGGTGCGAACATCGGCGGTGCCCTCCACGCGTTCACGGCGCGCCTCGATGCCGGTGAGTCGCTCAGCGCCCCACCGCCGAGCGACGCCGACCTCGCCGTGTACCAAGAGCGCACTGCAGCGGCTCGCATCAAGTTCTTCCCCGAGTGGATCGAGCGCATGGTCGTGCTCGACGAGCTGGAAATCGCGGGCACCTTCGACCGCATCGTCGGCGTCGGTGCCGAGCACTACATCGCCGACATCAAGACGGCCCAGGATTTGCGTTATTCGTGGACCGCCATCGCCGTGCAACTCGCGCTCTACGCCAACGCCGGCGCGCTCTACGACCCGGGCGACGACACACGCGCCCCCATGCCGGCGCTCAACAAGCAAAAAGGCCTGATCATCCACCTGCCCGCGGGCCAAGGACGCTGCGACTTCTACTGGGTGGACCTGGTGGAGGGGTGGAAAGGCGTCCAGCTCTCCTTGTCGGTGCAACAGTGGCGCAAGCGCAAGGATCTGCAGACGCCGGTCGAGGCCGATGTCCTCGACCCCGTCGCCACCCACCGGGCGTGGTTGATCGAACGCATCAGCACGCTCAAAGCCGAGTACCCCGACGCCTACGCCGACGTCGTCGCCTCGTGGCCTCCCGACATCGCGACGTTCCGCAACTGCGACGAGCACAACATCTACGAGCTCTCGGTGATCTGCCGCATGCTCGACGACGTCGAGGCCCGTCATCGCGTTCTGTTCCCATCCGAAGAGAAATCCCTGAAAGGAGCTCAACGTGCCGTTTGACTGGACCAAGCACCAAGGAGGGCGCGACTTCCCCGAGGCCTTCAAGTTCACAGAGATCGGCGACACCATCGAGGGCACCATCACCAACCTTCGCAGCACCGACTTCGGTGGTTTGAGCGAACCGGTGCCAGAACTGACCATCGACACCGGGGCCTCTGAGCGCACGGTGGCAGCGAGTCAGGTGATGCTGCGCTCCGCGCTCGCCGAGCAGGGTCCCCAGATCGGTGACTTCGTCAAGATCACCTACACCGGGGCCGTCAAGGCCCGCCTACCCGGACGCTCGCCGACCAAGCAGTTCGACGTGGACGTGGTCCACGTCGGCTCGCCGAGCGTGCAGCGCGAACCGCAGACCCGCTCTGGGACCACCAAGGTCGTCGACGACGTCATCTGAGCGGTGGAGCAACTCAGCGGACACAACGTGTCCGACGTCATTGCCTGTGCCGTCCAGGCCCAGGCGAGTGGCCTCTCTGTGGTCCCCCCTGCCCAAGACGGCACCAAGCGGCCCATCTCGGCCTGGCGGCGCTACATGTCAGAAGCGGCGTCGCTCGACCAGGTTCTCTCCTGGTACGACGCGGCGGAGTCGCCGACGGGACTCGGCCTGGTCTGCGGCTCGGTCTCGGGTGGCCTCGAATTGCTCGAGTTCGAGGGCCGCGCCCGGCCCGAGGTCCAACTCTTCATGGCGGGTGCGGCTGAGCTCGGCCTCTCAGAAGTCGTCGACAAGATCCGCTTCGGCTACTGCGAGTTCACCCCCGCCGGCGGCGTTCATCTCCTGTATCGCTGCGAGACGCCGGTGACCACCAAGCTCGCCCGTGACGAGGCCGGCGAGGTGCTCGTCGAGACCAAGGGCGAGGGCGGCTACGTGATCGTGGCGCCCAGCTTCGGAGCGGTGCACCCGAGCGGCAAGCCCTGGTGCCGTCACCGCGGCGGCTTCGACACCATCGCCACCATCACCTCCGAAGAGCGCGAGGAGATCCATCGACTCTGCCGGAGCTTCGACCGCTACCCCAAGGTCGCGCGCGTTCTCGGGTCTCAGAGTGCCCCAGGGCACCGTCCCGGCGACGAATGGGCTGCCACCACTGCTTGGTCGCAGATCCTTGAACCGAAGGGCTGGCAGCCGCTCTACACCGCTGTCGACGGCAATCAGCACTGGCGCCGTCCCGGCAAGGACCGGGGGACCTCGGCCACGGTCTCGGAGAACGGCACGGGCGTCCTCTACGTCTTTTCGTCTTCGGCCCCGCCCTTCGAGCCGGACCAGTGCTACACCAAGTTCGGGGCCCTGGCTGTGCTCGAGCACGGCGGCGACATGGTGGCGACGGCACGCGAGCTCGGCCGGCGGGGCTTCGGCCACCAAGACGAGGTCGAAGTCCATGACGACGAACTGCCCAGACGACGGCGGGCCGAGAAGGTAGGTGTGCTCATGGACACCGACGAGCCCGAGTACGACTGGCTGGTCCCGAACCTGCTCGAGCGCACCGACCGCCTCATGGTGACCGGGGCCTGGGGTTATGGGAAGTCGACCTTCCTGCGCCAGCTCGGCGTTGGGGTGGCCATTGGGCTCAACACGCTCAGCACCAATCCCTTGGAGCGTCACCATCGGCCCGGCACCGTGCTGCTGATCGACCTGGAGAACTCGCAGCGCCAGTTGCGCCGCGAGTTCCGTAAATTGCTCCGAGCCGTTGACGAGCACAACCTCAGTCGTGTTCGCGAGAACTTCTACGTCGGGTCGTTTCCCGAGGGCCTCGTCTTGGACAACCCCAAGGACCGCGACGGAGACCGTCGTTGGCTCGAGGGCGAGATCGCGAGGATTGGGGCCGAGCTCCTCATCATCGGACCCCTCTACAAGATGATCGACGGGGACCCCAACGAGGAGATCCCCAACCGCAACCTGGCCAAGTGGTTCGACCGGCTCCGGCGCGAATACGACCTCGCCATCCTCATCGAAGCCCACACCACCCACAACGAGCAACGCCCGTCGGGGTGGTCGGGGTGGCGGCGCTGGCCTGAGTTCGGAGTTCACCTTCGCGAGAACGGTTCTCTCGATCATTGGCGGGGGCAACGGGAGGAGCGGCAATGGCCATTACAGCTTGTCAAAGGTCGTTCCCAAGAGTGGCTGTGGAAACCAGCCTCGGGAACGACCTCGGAACTACCTTCGGACCCCCACGAGGAGCTCATCGCCCTGTGCAAAGTTGAGGTCCTCAAGCACCTGAACAAGGTCGCTCGACCGCTTACCGCGAACGAACTGGTCGCCCTCCTCGGTCGGCGAAGGTCCAGCGTATGGGCTGCAATTGCCCGTCTGCAGGAGGATGGGGCTCTTGAGGAGACGACCATCGAGGTCCTCCGGTCCAACGGTCGGCCCTACAGCACCAGAGCCTTCAGCACGTCCTCTCATTGGCAGGCCGATCAAGATCGTTCCCGAGTTCCGCACCCCTTAGGGGGGCACGATCCGGGAACGACCTTGTTTTCGGTCAGTTATCTACAGGTCGACGAGCTCGACGAAGCCGACGACGGCGACTCCGACGAGCTCGATGCGGCCCGGGATCGCCACCCTTCCAACGGGGATTCGCAGTGACCGGCTCGGCCAAGATCAAGGGCGACGCGGCCGAGCGCGACGCCGCCGCGATCCTCAGCGACCTCTTGGGCTACCCGGTGCGCCGTCAGCTCGGTGCGGGCCGCCTCGACGACGTGGGGGACCTCTCTGGCGTCCCTGACACCGTCGTCCAGGTGGCGTGGTGGCCGAGCGACACGCTGCGCGCCGTGCGCGACAAGCCCCTCGAGGCCGAGCGCCAGCGCGAGCGTGCCGGGGCCACCTTCGCCGCCACCATGGTCCGCCTCGTGGGGGGGGTCTGGAGGGTGGTGCTCCTTCCGGAGCAATTCGCCGTGCTGCACCGCGAGGCGACGTCCGCCGAGGCTCTCGCCCAGCCCGAGGAGAAGCCGTGAGCGACGACGTTGGTTTCGCCGAAATCCTCAGAGCCAAAGACGCCGAGATAGAGCGGCTGCAACGTATCTGCGATGAGGAACAAGCAGAGGTAGAGCGGCTGCGGAAGATCGAAGCTGCGGCAATCGAGGCATGCGCAGCCAAGTCGTTCGAGGTTTGGAAACGATGGTCCCAGCCTCTTATCGCCGCCCTCGCCCCACCAGTACAGGAGAAGCCGTGAGCGCGTGGCCGATTGAGAAAAATGCCGCAGCGATGATGGACGCTCTTGCCTACGCCGAAAGAAGCGGGGCGCCATTCGCTCTCGGCTACAACACGGCGGGTCAACGGTTCGCCTACCTGGTCATGCGTTTCTATGAGGATCATCGTCAGCCAGTACAGGAGAAGCCGTGAGGCCGCTGATGAACGATGATGCGGGACAGGACGACATCCTGGCTGCCGCTATGGACGCTATCGAACGCGTGCTGCAATGGCGTGAACTCGCGAGCAGTGAACCAGCTCCAGGTTGGCCTGATGATGACTACCGCCAGATCGCCACCGCCGTCTTAGATGCCATGAAGCAAGGCAAGTACATGGTGTTTGTAGAGCGTGAGGCGTTACTCGCTGTTCTAGAGGTTGTGCCGTGCTGGGTTCCGATGGGCTACGACGGCGACGGCCGCTGGACCAACAAATCACTCGACGCGAAGGCTCGGATAATCGAGGCGATGAATCAATGAGTCTGCGCCTGGTCAGAGTGGATTGGCAGACGGCTCGCCTGTTTTGCCGGAGTTGGCACCGCCATCATCCGAAGCCGCCGCCCGGCCACCTCTTTCACACCGCGGTCGCAGATGACGAGGATCGTCTAGTCGGCGTCGCCATCGCTGGCCGCCCGGTCTCGTTCGTGCTGGACAACGGAACCGTGGTGGAGGTAAATCGCACCGTGACGGACGGGTACAAAAACGCAAACTCAATGCTCTACGGTGCCTGTGCGCGTATCGCCTTTGCTCTCGGCTACTGCCGGGTCATCACCTACAACGAACACGGTGAGTCAGGCGCATCGCTTCGCGCCGCCGGTTGGACCGTGGTGGCCGAGCGCAAAGCCCGCGGCGGATGGGATTCGCCATCCCGACCGCGTGACCCGTCCCGTGATCTGATTCCGCGAACGCTTTGGGAAGCTCCGGCACCAATACAGGAGAAGCCGTGAGCTACTACTGGTGGAACGGCGGCTGGATTCCTGGATGGAACACGCCATGAGCGAGATCGAGTGTGGACAAGGTTGGTCCCGCTCTCGAATGTCAAGAGAACTCGCCGCTGAACAGATGGAGCGTTCGGACGCCGAACGCCTGATCGCCACCAAGGACGCAGAGATAGAGCGGCTGCGAGGCATGTTGCGACAGATATGGAAACTGTCGATGGACGACAAGGTGTTGGACCTCATCGACGCCGCCCTCGCCCCACCAGTACAGGAGAAGCCGTGAGCCTCGTTGTGTCACGCCCTTATGGCATAATCCCTGGTGGCGGAGGCGTGGCAGAGCGGCCTATTGCGCACGACTCCGAATCGTGTGGAGCGTCTCGCAGCGTCTCCCGTGGGTTCGAATCCCACCGCCTCCGCCGTAGCAAAGACACGGCTGGTATCGTGGACAACAGCTGCGAGCGCTCCACGATTCTGAAGTCGTGTGCCGACAGGGCCCCGCTTCGGCGGGGTCTTGTCGCGTCATGAAGCGCATCGCCACCTGGTGGCGTCGTCGGCAACTACAGCGCCGCCCGCCCTTCGACTGGAACCTCGACGCCCCCGAGTTCGGGATTCCCAACGAGGCCCACGTCAGGATCGTGGCGGAGTGGCCGCCGCGGAAACCCAGAGGGCGGCGGCCGTGACGCAAGAGGGCGAGTGCGGTGCGGAAGGACCGGTCGTGCGCGAATCGGCCGACGTGGCGCGCCCGGCGCGCTGCAATCGCATGGCTGGCCACGAGCAGGCCGACGTGAACGAACCGCAGATCCACATCGAGATGCGTCGGGATTCCAAACGGGTGCTCGCCAAGTGGACGACACCGTGAGCGGCCCAGTCGAAAAGCAAACCGAGGTCCGCGCCACCGACGAGCTCAACCGGCGCCTCGACGCCCTCAAGGCCGCCATGGTCCGCCGTGAGTACGACCGGATGGAATATCACTTCAACCGCGTCCGCCGGGCCGTCCAGGCCCTCGAGCGGGCGCAGATGGGCAAGGAGGACGAGCCTGAGCCGGTCGGCTTCTACCAGTACCTGCGTGAGAAGCGACAGGGCCGGCGGTGAACGTGTTGCGTCTCCTGCACTGGCTGTCGCAATACGAATGGTGGCGCCACCGGTGGCACTGATCCAGCCCATGACACGGAAAGGTCACACCCACCTGGCACAATGGTTGCTAGCGGAGGTGTGGCAGAGCGGCCTAATGCGCGGGACTCCGGATCTCGTGGCGTCACCAGCGTCCGTGGGTTCGAATCCCACCGCCTCCGCCAGCATGGGACTGGTAATCTGGTGGTGCTGGTGACGTCACTGGAACTCGTTCGGAGTCCCGTGCCGACGGGCCCTCACTTCGGTGGGGGCCTTGTCGCGTACCCCGCCGAGCAACTTTGGTTGTGCAACAAGGTACAATGGGCACCGTGGTGGTGGACCAACGTCGCGGCGAGGTGAACCTGCGCGAGCGCGACCACCACCTCGACGAGCTGCGCGAGGCCGCCGGCTACCGCGAGCTGGCCGAAACCATGATCGTCTCGGCCGCGCTCGGCGCGCGCGCCAACGGTGCGACGTGGCTCGAGATCGGCAATGCACTGGGGATCAGCCACCAGGGGGCGCGCAAGCGTTTCATGGACCTGGCGCGGAGACGCGACAACGCCCGGGCCTGAAAGACCCGGGCGCATCGCTCCGCGCGGGATAGGAGTACCGCGCGAGATCAGGTGAGGCTAGTTGTGACCTGCCTGACGCACGCTTAGACCTATCTCGGCGTCCCGTCGGATCGTCAAACCGGATTCGGGAGCTTCTTCAGCCGGCTCGCCCACTTCGCGTTCTGGCCGATGGCGTAGGGCGCGAAGAACGGGTTGGCGTACGCCGTCAGCGTGCTGCGGACTTGGCACTGGCGAAGGAGCTTGAGTCCACACTCCTTGCACAGGCTGACTTCATTGCTTGTGTGGAGGCTCGTGAACACGCCTATGCCTGCGGAGCGGCGGATCTTCAGCTTGATGGCCGGTCCGCGTCCGCACAGTTGGCATGGGCCGGCGTTGCTCTTTTCTTTGGGCGGCGTGTCGTCGTACAACGGTTTCATCTCGGTTTCTCCTATCTAGGTGGACTCTCCACCGCACGCCCATCTCTCTCGAAATGGGCGGTCGCTGGTTTGCCCTAGCCGGCGCGCTTGGCGCACCGCGAGCACGTCACGGTTGCGTCATCGGGTGCTTTCCACATTGAGTGCCAGTAGCCGCGAGCTCCGCAGGCCAAGCGGTCCTTGCCGTCGCTGGTCTATCTACGGCCGCCACCTTGGCGGATCCGTGGACATGAGTCTACACAACCAAGGTTGTCTGTGCCAGGTCAGGTGGCTCTTTTCTTGACGTCAGGAGGGAGGGAGCTGCTCCCTCCCTCCGCTCCCTCCGCACGCGTACCGGGGGGTCCCTAGCACCATGGGTGCAAGCACCCCCACCCCCTGTCGACGAGCTCGCCGGCGTCGGTTCCCATTTGACCCAGCCTCCGAGCTTCGCTCGGAATGGCGAAATCGTCTGTGGACACAGCGGGGCTCGGATCGGTGGGTTTCCCTTACGGGTCCCTTGACCCCCGAAAAAAAAATGGGACAGACTGAAAAAAAACCAGGACCAGAACTGCCTAATGCCCGATGGCGACGACGATCTCGATTCTGTGCTTCTCGGCGGCGGCTATCACCCTTGTGACCTGGCTTTCGATCCGTTCGCAGCGGGCGGCGGAGGCGACGACCAGAACGGTGATGGCGGCCTTGAGCGATACGGTGAGGACGCAGAACCGGACGACCGAGATGGTGTCGGCCGACTTGACCGAGCTGGCGGGCAAGGAGGCCAAGGAGGCCCGGGAGATGATCGTGGACCTCTACCTTGGCCGCGAACGGGGGGCGATGACGGCGGACTCGCCGAGTACCTCGAGCGAGAAGCAGTCGACGCCGGGGATCGAAACCTACGAAGGGTTGCCGAACAACGTGGTGGAGGCGTTGCGACGCGAGCAGGAGGAGGAGAGACCGAACGAGTGGCGAGTGGTCTCGTCGACGCCGCCGAACGGCTCCGAGCCGCTTTTCCCCGCGACGAGCGAGTAGAAGGGGCCAGGCGCTACCAGCGCCGCACCAACGCCGCCCCGCCGGTTTTCGAGCACACCGAGTTCGAGGCCACCATCTTTAAGCTCCTCTCCGCCGCCAACGGGGACTGGATGGTCACCTTCAAGGTCCCGCCCGAATACCGCGAGGCCGCCACCGTGCTCGGCGACTCCTACGGCCTCTCCCTCGACGTGTCGATCACGCGCAGGCACCATGGCGCCGTCGCCTGACCCATGGACGCTCGACTCGTCCGCCCCCGACTGGCTCGAAGCCGTCTGCACCCGCCTGCTCGAAGTCGGCGTGCCCCCGAGTGCGCTGGCCAAGGCCTTTCTCGTCGACGTCGCCGCCATCAAGGACCTGCAGGCCGATCTGCACGTCGAGAAGTTCGGGACCGCCGAGATCTCCGAAGCCATGTCCTTCCTCATGTGGCACGCCTACCAGGACGCGCTCGACATTCTCGAATCGGCGCCCTCGGCCACGCGCCGCCAGTTCATCACCACCCTGCTCTCGCGCCAGTCGGTCATCTTGGGCAAGCAGTCCCCCGAAGAGCTGGGACGCATGCGTGACCAGCTCAGTGATCTCTTCGCCGGCATCGGAGTCCCCGACCCCCAAGCCGGGTCCATCTATGCAACCTCTCCGTTTACGCCCGTGGACGGAACTCCTGACGATCCAGAAGAAGGACCTAAAGGTTGAGCGCATCGACCTGTCCGAACCGTTCGCCTGGGCCCAGGACGCGCTGCGCATAGAGATCGAACGCCAGTACAACCTCGGCCTTCCCGTCCGCATCATCTGTCTTAAGGGCCGGCAGCTCGGGGTTTCGACCATGAGCGAAGGCACCCTGTTCAACTGGACCTTCCTGCACCCCGGCACGCGCTCTCTCGTCATCGCGCACGAGACCAAAGCGGCCCAGCACCTCTTCGACATGACCAAGCTCATGTGGGAGGAGTGGCCGTTCAACCCCCTCTACACCGAGAAGCACAACACCATCAAGTCTCTGTCATGGGTCGAGACCCGTTCGTCGATGTCGGTCGCCACCGCAAAAAACGCGGGGAGCGGGAGATCCTTCACCTACCACGCCGTGCACTGTTGCCTGCACCAAGATTCCCTGGTGGTGCTGGCCGATGGTTCGTCCAAGCCGATCAAAGCAGTTGAGCTCGGAGATCGGGTGTTCACGTCATCGGGGGCAATAGCGCCCATCTCGGCCAAGACTGCCACCGGAGAACGCGAGACGTACCGGGTACGGATGTGGCTCGGCAACGAGGATCTGGTCGCGACCCCCGAGCACAAGGTGTTGACCATCGAGGGTTACAAGACGGTTGGTCATCTCACATCACAGGACTGGATCGCGAAGCCCAAGTACCGGTTCACGTCTGCGCTGAAATGGGAATGTTCGGTTCCCTTCGCCGGTCGACCTCAACATGGCGGCACCTCACGTGTCAGCCATCGGGTATTCGACCTCGACGCCGAGTTCGGCTACCTGGTCGGCTACTACCTTGCCGAGGGTCATATCTCCAAGAAACGCAACCGCGTCAGCTTCGGGTACAAGCAGGGCGAGACCTTTGTCGACAACGTCGCGAAGTTCTTCGCGAATCCCCCCCGAAAGATCCGTCGTGCCGGAACCCGCACTGAAGTCGCGGAGTTCAACGATGTCTTCATGGCTCACGCTCTCGATGAGCTGTGCGGACGGGTGGAGAACAAGCATGTTCCCCCGTTCGGCAATCTCGATTTCTTCGCCGGCATCATGGAGGGTTACCTGGACGGTGACGGTTCTAAGACTCAGAAGATCAGGACGACGGCTACGAGCGTGCATGAACGGATAGCCCGGAACATAAACCGTATCGGCGACATGCTCGGCCGACACGGTGGCCTGGCCTTCTACGACAACCGACGGCGCTATGGCATCGCGACGAAACCGATTTGGGTGAACAACTTCTGCGACGGTCTGACACGGCCATGGATCAAGAAGTACCGCTTCGTCGATGGGCAATGTTTCGTGCGGGTCAAGAGTGTGGTGCCCGATGAAAGAGCGCCGACATGGGACATCGAGGTCGATCACCCCGACCACAACTTCGAGACCCCGTCGGGCATCGTGTCGAACTCAGAGTGCGCGTTCTGGGACGAGCCGGAAAGACTCATGGTGGGACTCAACCAGAGCGTGCCCTACAAGCACGGCACCATTGTCATCTTGGAGTCGACGGCCAACGGGGTCGGGAACTGGTTCCACGAGGAGTGGACGCGGGCGGTGCGAGGCGAGTCCCAGTACGTCCCTCTCTTCTTCCCTTGGTTCAAACACGAGGAGTACTCCTTCCCCACCACGACACTCAAGTCGTACGAACTGTTGAAGGAAGAACGCGAGCTCGCGCGCGAGTTCGGCCTGTCGCTGGGACAACTGGCCTGGCGCCGCCACACCATCGTCAACGACTGCCTGGGCGACGACGAACTTTTCAAGCAGGAATTTCCGTGCACCCCCAACGAGAGCTTCCTCTCCACTGGCCGCAACGTGTTCCCGCTCCAACGCCTCGACGAGCACACCAGCGTCGACAGCGGTGTCAAGGGCATGTTGGTCAACGACAAGGGCACCATCAAGTTCATCCGCGACGCCACCGGCCCGCTCACCATCTTCAAGTCACCCGGGCGCGATCCCCTCAAGGCCCGCTACGTGGTGGCCGGTGACCCCACCAAGACCACCTACGGCGACAAGGCGTGCATCCAGGTCATCAACCGCTTCACCTTCGAGCAGGTCGCGGTCTTCCACCAACACCTCGACGCCGTGCCCTTCGCCCACCAGCTCATGATGCTCGCCTACTACTACAACACGGCCCTGCTCAACTGTGAGATCGAGGGCCCGGGCTACGCCACCATCGGTGTCATCTTGGACAACTCCTACCCCGACCTGTGGCAGCACCGCTGGGCCGACAAGGCCCCGGGCAAGGTCTCCACCTCGTGGGGCTGGTCGACCAACTACCAGCGCAAGCACTGGGCCATGGAGAAGGTCAAGTTCCTCTTGGCGCAGCGGGGCGTCTTCACCATCCACGACCGCATCACCCACGACCAGATGGAGAACTACGTCTACCTGCAGAACGGCGAGATGGGACCGGCCTCTGACGGCCTCTCCGACGACGCCGTCATGGCGATGGCCATCGCGGTGGTCTCGACGATGACCGAGGCCACGCTCCCCCACGAAGAGCAGGCCGAGGCCGAGATCCACGATCTCTTCAACAAACCACCATGGGAAGCGGTGTCATGAGTATCCTGGAACCCCGGTGAAGGAATATCAATTCCGCTGCGTTGCCTGCAAGAACCTGTTCATCACCTTCTCGCGCACCGACGTGCCCCCGTGCCCGGTCTGTGCCAACCCCGCCCCCACCCGCCAGTACATCTTCCAGACCAGAACATCGGTCCCCGAACACTTCAACGTCGCCACCGGCCAGTACGTCAACAACACCCGCGAGCTGCGTGACGCCCTGGCCCGGCACTCCGACGAGCAGTCCGAACGCACCGGTATCGAGCACAACCTCGAGTACCTGACGCCGGCCGAGATGCGCGACCCGAGCGCCCACGGAGTCACCGACGAGGGTCTCGATGAACAGCGAAAGGCCTGGAATGATCCCCTGCCCTGACACCTCACATGAGTGACTACGGCCCCGACCTTGTCGCGAGATGGCGTGAGATTGGAGTGATGCCGCCTGTTGGCAAGATGGCAGGGCGGTACAAATGCGACAACTGCGGGCGTGGCGTGACGTGGCTATCGCCCATCTTCGCCAAGGCGATCTACTGTGCCATCTGCACTGTAGAGCGTCGCCACCCAGAAGGAATCCCATGACCAACCTTCTCGACACCCAAACAGACGCCCCCGCCCCACCGGACCCGAACTACGACGACTACGAGCTCACCCAACGCCTGGCCCAGATGTACGAGCTGGCCCGCCAGGAGAAGAAGAAGTACCAGGCCAACTGGCGGCGCAACTACCTCCTCACCACCAACAAGCAGTACAGCCTCGACACCCAGTCGCCGTGGACGCCCAACGTCACCGACTCTGAGATCTGGCCCATCCTCTCGTCGCGCATCGCCTGGATGACCGACCAGAAGATCCAGCCCAACGTCGCCCCCTCCGCGCTGCCCGGTGACCCCTACGCCCAGCACGTCCGCACCCTGGCGGACCACATGGAGCAACTCTTCGAGTCCGAGTTCGTCAACCAGGGCTGGGACAAAGAAGTCATCTTGGCCCTCTGGGACGCCGCCCAATTCGGTTGCGGGCTGTTCAAAGCCGTCTGGGACTCGGGCCTCGAAGAGGGCCTGGGCAACATCTGCCTCAAACGCGTCGACGTGTGGAACTTCTACCCCGACCCCAACGCCCGCTCCCTCGACGAGTGCACCTACATGTTCGAGGTCGAGAAGATGACCTTCGACCAGATACAGCGCCGATTCCCCACCGCCGACATCGAGTCCATCAAGGCGGCCTACCTCTACGGCCAACGCGGTGACGACATCGCCCGGCCGTCCCAGTCGTCCAGCAGCCAATATCCCATGGCGATGCCGGGCAATCTCCCCGGCAGCACATCGACCACCTGGGGCCTCCCCGGCCAGTCCTCCAAGTCGACCGACCAGATCCTCTCCGAAGGGGTCAACGTCTACACCTGTTGGATGCTCGAGAACTGGGAGGAGACCCGTGAGACCACCGACCCCACCCAGGGCGAGGACGAACGAGTTGTTTACGACGAGTGGCGCTGCGTGGTTTACACCGGCAACGTCGTTCTCTTCGACGAACTGGCGCATGACCTTTACGAGTTCAGTCGTCACCCCTACACCCGTTACGTCGACGAGGAGATGGGGGAGTTCTGGCCGACCCCCATCGTCAGTCACCTGGCACCTTGTCAGGTCGCCATCAACCGCCTACTGGCGTCCTACCAGGGCAACGTCGAGCTCGTCGGCAACCCCATCTTCTTAGACGTCAAGGGCAGCGGCCTCGAACGCACCTCGATCAACAACCGCCCCGGAGTACGGCTCACCCTCGACCAGAAGATGGCCAACGCGCAGGGCCAGAAGCCCATGTGGCTGGAACCCCCCAAGATGTCCCAGGACGTGCAGAACCTCATCCAGTTCTGGATCAGTCGAATGGAGAACATCAGTGGATTGTCCGGGGTCCAGAAGGGCCAGCAACCGAAGGACCGTCAGGCAGCGCAAACTATGCAAGCTACGCAAGAGGCTGGGTTTGTCCGCATCCGTTCTTCTGTTCGTAATCTCGAACGCACCCTCGGCGAAACCTACCGACTCTTGGCCCACATGATGATCCAGAACTACGACGTCCCCCGACAGGTCGCCATCGTGGGCCCCAACGGTGAGAACTCAGCCCTCCTCTTGGCCTCGCGTCACTTCTACTCCCCGTCGTTCCGGGGCAAGGTCGAACCGATGAAGTTCTCCCTCCTCGTCCACGCGGGCTCTGACAACCCCACCAGCCGCCAAGCGCGTATCGCAGAAGCCGACGCGCTCGCCGCCATGAAC